GGGTTGTCCAGAATCTCCTGTGCATTGCGTACAACGTCGCTAGTACCAACCCTATTAGGGCTGTAGTTCTGCCCCATAAAGTTCCTACCGCCAGTTAGACCGCTCGGACTTGTAACATCAATCGCCATGTTTATCTCTTTCTTTCTGACAGTCCCTTATGCGATCACGCAGTTTTGCATAATCAGAAACAACCATAGGAATTGCACTCGCCTCGGGCAGCGCCTCGATTTGAGTGGCTAGTTCTTCGTTGAATTCTGGTGTGTATTGCTGCAGTGGCGGACAGTAGATTTCTAGCTTAGTTCTATAAACCGTCTCGGCGCAGCCGCTTAACAAGCCCGTCACGGCTGTTAACAGAAGTATCTTCTTCATGCTCTGCCATCGCTTTGTAAAAGTCTGAGGCCTTTTGTTGGGCCTGTAGTTCGTCGGCAAGAACCTTCTGCTTCTCTATCTTCTTACCATCCTTACGTCCAAGGACGTAGAGTATAGGAAGTAAGACAGCTAGTGCAGCAATGATGTAGGTCTTGATCTTGCCGACGATACCAAACATTATCGTTTGCCTTCTTTGTGGTCCTTAAATCGGGAGTAGGCTACGAGGGCGATACCGCCGATTGCACACAGTAGGAACAATGTCTTCATGCTCTCACTGTATGGTACCAGTGCTTCGATTTGTGGTGTGATCTCCGATAGTGCTGTGGCTGCACCCGCAACCCCTGCCCCTGCCATTGTCTTGGATTGAGCAAGTGGCTTAGGATCAGACTGGGCTACCTTCTGTGGCATGATATCACCACCGTCAGAGGCCAGTTTAGCATCCATAGAGAACAGCGCACCTTCTGCAGAACGGCGTCTAGTCAGCCCACGTAAGGGTGTTAGCTTGCCATCCACTCGTGCCTTGTTCCAGCGCATAAGCTGTTCAGGTACTTCGTCGTATGCGCCAGTGTTCAGCTTCTTGAGCAAGGTGCTCGACTTGAAGTTAGCTTCACCGACGTTGAATATAAACGACGTAAGACTGTCGTACTGGTTCTGTGAGAGCGGCACATGGACGTGGCGGTCTATCGCCTTTGCGTGATCGTTTAGATCCTCTAACAGGCGCTGTTCGCACTCTGCTTCCGTCCATACTGTACCAGAACGAACTCCCCTTGTTGCCCCGTACCCGACGGTCCACTTACCAGCCGGGCAACGATAGGCATGTACCTTCCCATCCTCTTTTACTTTGTGTAGTCCCTCGAATTTCTTTACGAGATCTACACCTGTTTGGCTTACGCTATCAGGATGCATTATTCACCTTCTAAGTACGGGCGTAAGGACTACGGTTCACTGGAGCCGATAGCAGACCAGTGTCTGCGATTGAGCTTTGTTGCACCGAGCCTAGAAGCCCCATCATATCTTCGATGTTGTAGCCAACCTGATTAATTCGGTTGCCTTGGTCATCGAATTCTGTGACCAGTAAGTTACCATTCTGGTCGATCTTACGCTGGACTGCATTGCCCATTGCGTTGATATCGTTCTCGATCAACTTGCCTGTGCCATCGAATGCGTCAGACATGTCACGGAAGCCTTGGGCTGTCTGTGCGTCCATACCTTCGAAGCCAGTGTTAACCATGCTTTCCATCGCACCTAGACCATTCATGAACTCTTCACGAGCACGGGCCTGATCGGCAGATGTAGCATCAAAGCCTTGAGCGATCTCGTAGGCTGCGTTGTTAACAGAACCCTTAACAGTGACGAAGCCTTCGTCCATCCCGCCAAGGATAGCCTGTTCTGTATCTCCAAGAGCGCCCCGTGTGGACATACCTTGAGAAGAAATGTCACCAGACAATGCTTCACCAGTTGTACCCACAGCCTCACGAGTGGCTGTACCGCTTTCGCCGATGGCGTTAGCTAGGTTGCCTTCAGTGATACCTAAAGCCTGTCCAAGATCGTTACGAGCACGGTTCGCTAAGGTTACGTTGTTGTCGTAGTCCGAGCGGAAACCAGAGAAGTCACCCTGTAGATCAGATACCTGACCAGAGATGCCTGTCTGCCCTTCAGATAGGGTGTTGAAGTACTCCGTGGCGTTCGTGTTACCTTGATCAACAGCACTCTGGATGTTGCCTTGGTTCTCACGCATGTCACTACCAATAGTATCCAACGTGTTAGTTGTGCGTGTATCGAAGTCAGAGACAGTGCCCCGTGTTTCAACACCTTCTTCGCCAACCTTTTCCATAATATCGGTGCGGTTTGTGCTTAGTTTGTTTACTAGATCAGAAAAGTAGTCTGCGGCCTGATCAGTCAGGTTACCTTCACTGTCTAAGATCTGATCGTTGATGTCACCGAATGCACGACCAAGGTCGATGTCTTGTTGGTCTACACGATCTGTGATGTCTGATGTAACACCCGCTGTATCTGTAGTAATCTGACCACTGATGTCATCAATGCCAGCACTTAGGTCTGCATCTACATCATCGAAGCGTCCTTCCATGTCAGCAAACCCACCAGTAACATCGCTGCTTACGTCGTCTACTGTATCACCAACACTGCCTACTTCACCACTCAATGCGGTAAACTGTTCGTCTGCAGCATCCTCTGCATCGCCTATACGTCTAAGTGTATCTGTTAGGCTGTCGCTGATGTCGTCTTGGATGTCGCCCTGACCATCAAATACGCTATCAAACTTAGGGTTACCGTAATCTGATACCGCTGTTTTAATCTCACTAAGTGATGGGCCAGAACTACCGCCCCCGCCGCCAAAAGCAATTAGGCCCGAATTACGCATGTGGACATAGCGCATAGGACCATACATTTGCATGATATTCTTCATGTCTTAGATCTCCATGTTATAAACGTGATACAAAGGCTCATAGCTATGTCCTGTATCGTTGATGAGGTGTCTAAGTCGCCGCTCCCAGCCCTTTCGACCCCATATTTGGATTGAACTACACCCGTGCTTCTCAGCAAACTTAACCAAAGTGTCATGGTGTTTTGTCCATGCTGCCCAGCCACCGACAGAACCGCCGCAGGTCTGGATCAACATTGTTTTACGTCGGGTTTGTTCAATAAACCTTGTGACGATTACTGTGGCTACTTCGTCGTTCTGATCGACGGTAAGCCAGATGTGAGCCTTCTCTACCATAGCCAGTAAGGCTATATCGAAGGGGGCCATCTCTCCTGCAGAATACTCGTTAGCCGATTCAATGTACGGCTTGAGGATCTGCCACTTTTCCAGAATGTCTTGGGGTTTGAGGAGTGATGACCGATATTCGTTTTCGATCATCTATATTATACCGCATTTCGGGCCACTAAGGCAACATTAGGCGGTATTATAGACACCTAACTAAGTGTTGGCAACCGCTTTATGCCGCATCCTTAACTGCTTGCGGCGTAGCATCGACTACCGCCTGTGCCGCTGTACGTTCTGCATTGTCAGTGGTAATCAGTGGGTTCTCAATGGTTTCCTCTGTAGGCTCTGCCATAGGATCATCTTCAGAGTAAACCAAGCGTGTGACTGTAGGCTCAACAGGATCAATGGCTGTGACTGTGATAACCTCATGCATCACATCTTCCATCTCCATTGTTTCTTCGTTCCAGACCTGTTCACCTGTCGGCTGCATCTCAGTGACTTCTGCACGACCATCTGCAACGATGTATTGATCTAAGCGAGCTATGGCTGTGCGATAGGCAGACAGTTGCTGATTAAACTGCTTTTCGTCTGCCGCTGCTTGTAGGTCTTCTGGAATATCACCGTCGAAACAGGCTGCACCTTCTGCAATGATTGCGTCTAGCACTTCCTGATAGTGGCGGTTTGCTGGTTCTATGGGAATAGTGAGATTGTGTGTGCCGCAGAATATATGATTGTTATCTAAAATGTTAAACATGATTATAACTCCGCATCATAGGAAATGAAACCAGTGCCATCACTATCCTTGATTAGCACTTCATCTCCTGCCGTCCAGTTGCTTGGAAACTCAACCCTAAGACCACCTACTTTTTTCCCTCTACCATCTCCTACAACAGGGCCAGTAGTAGTTACCGCAGAATACCCACCTGAATATGTAACACCTTCAAAAGTACCCCCGTATCCCAAGGTAGGTGTTGTTCGCATCTCTGTGGGAAATCCAACAGTTGCGTATACTAAATTTAGGTACCCGCCCCTTGCAAAACCCACGTTTGACATATAGCTGCCGCTTTCTTTACCAACTTGATAATAATACCTCTGACACAACGCCAGTTCTTCCCCGTAAGACCGATGCTCGAAGGGGGTGGCGACTTTGCCTACTTCTAGTTGGACACCTGTGATGTAAAAGTCATTAGAGGTGCTGTCCATCCAGTTTACGTTTTGATTACTTGCATATCTGTTTGATGAGGCAGACCACTGGCCTTCAGTACCCGAACTGTAAAAAGCAGAACCTGCTGCAAGCCAACATACTATTCTGAACCCAGTACCAGTGCCGTTAGCAGATATTCCAGACAAAGTGTTAGGTGGGTAGGTAAATGATTTATACTCCCAAGTATTGGCTGCATCAATATTAAAAGTGCGGTGGCAGAAGTAATCTGTACCCTCCATTTTATGAAGCGTCATACTATAGGTGCCAGTTTTACTGGATTTAACCCAAAACGAAAGCGTTAGCTCTTGTGCATCAGAATATCCCATACGTGCAGATAGGCAGTCTTGTACTTCCAAATGCTGGGCAAAAATAGAATAGTCACCACTAGCCAAGCTAGTGTCAGCAGTCGTGACTTGAAGTTTAGTGCTATAAGCAAATCCATTTGGGGTATCGGTTGACCTTTCAAAAGTATATGCACCGCCTGTACTGTTCCAGAACTTAAACCTATCGGGTAAGTAATCACCACTAGAGCCAACTGCCGTTGCCCCAGTTCCCCTTTGCCAATGTTGCATTGCACCATTGATCAGCATATTCCTACGCCCAGCCCCTATAAGCTGAAACTGTTCCTGTGGTGTCTCAGCCCGTAGCATTGCCTCACCAGCTATGCCTGTGGGCTTGTCTAGTTCTGCCAGTTTTTCTCTTACATTTATGGCTGGCTTAGATACGTTTACCGTCATCTGTAATCTCCTTACTCG